GTTGAATCCTGAAGATCCTGAAGAGGCGGAGCCGGTGCGGGCCGATGTGGGGCCGCAGGAGTTCGCTGACGCGGTGAGCTCGGCGATTGGTTCAATGCAACCGCCCGTTGTGAACGTTCAGGTGCCTGAGCCGCAGGCTCGATCACGCAAGATCAAACGCGATGATGAAGGAAACATCACAGAGATCGTGGAGGGTTAGGTCATGGGTTTATCAACAGCGGGCTTGAACTTGCAGGTCGCTGGTTTGACTGGCGCGGCGAGTCACGTCAGCCTGCACACCGCGAGCCCTGGGAGTGACGGAAGCAACGAGGTCACGGGTGGTTCGTATGCGCGTAAGGCGACGAGTTGGGCTGCGGCGTCAAGTGGCAGCGTGGCGACCAACGCGAACATCGTGTTCGATGTTCCGACCAGCACGACGATCACGCACCTGGGTTATTGGTCGGCGTCGTCTGGTGGGACGTTCTACGGTTGGCGAGCGTTGAACGCATCGCAGGCTTTCTCGTCTGCAGGGACTTACACAATCGCTTCAGGGAACTTGACTGAAACCGTGTCCTGATGCCTGGCCTATTCACTCTCAACAGCGCGACTCTTGGTGTTTTGAACACGAGCGTGCTGGGTGGGTTGGGAACAGGGTTCGTCACCGGATCAAGCACGAGCAGCGGCAGCGTCACGGGAACGCTCGGTCACTCTGGATCGGTCGCTGGATCTAGCTCTAGCAGCGGCACCGTCACAGGGACGAGCAGCAGCAACAACCAGCCTCGCGGCTACCCCTACCGCAAGCAGCAGAAAACACCCGCGTTCTCTGGATCGGTCGCAGGGTCGAGCACGAGCAGCGGCAGCGTGTCGGGGCGCGTGGAGTTCGGTGGGCAGGTTCGCGGGATCGGTGTTGCGTCGGGTTCTGGTGATGGTCAGGCGAGGCTGATCGTCAAGCCTGTCACTTTCCATGCTGAAGGGTTCGTCAAAGGTGACTTGTCTGACGCGCAGAAACGCCAGATGAAGGATGAGCGTGACCTTGAGTTGATTGGTGCTTGGTGAGGGAATCGGATGCCTTATTACATATCGGATGACGCTTACGGTTGCAGCGGCTGGGCTGTCACCAAGAATGATGGGGCCGTTATTGGCTGTCACACAACTAAGCAGGCAGCTATTGACCAGATGGTTGCGTTGTCTATGGCTGAAGATATTGAGCCAGGCGGGGAACGCAACTATCACTCCGGCACGCCAGCGCCCAAGAAAGATCAGGTCAAGGGAAGCGGGAAGAACAAGCCTGGCAGCGCAAGCGGTAAGTCCGGTGGGATCAAACTGAGCGACAGCACGAACAAGGCGCTCAAGACCAAGGCCGACGAGCACAATCAAAAGATGCGCGAGGATGACCGACCTGAGTGGACTCGCGTGAGGCTCGGCGCGTTGCGTTCGGTTTACCGTCGCGGATCTGGCGCGTACTCCACCAGCCACCGCCCTGGCGTTAGTCGGGCCGCGTGGAGCATGGCCCGCGTCAACGCCTTCCTCTACCTCGCCAGGCGAGGGCGACCACAAAACAAGGCGTACACCAGCGACAATGATCTGCTCCACGCCGACCACCCGCGTTACAGCGGCGGTCGCAGCCTGCGAGCAGTCACAGTTCCCCAATACGTTCAAGACGCTGCCAGTCGCGGGCTTGAGTTGCGGCGTCAGGGTCACGGTGGCGACGGCCTGACCGAGGGCACCATCCGTGATGCGCGACTCATGGCGCGTGGAGAGATGAGCGACGACAAGGCGGTTCGTGCGAACGCCTGGGCTGCACGTCACGCCGTTGACTTGGAAGCAGCAAAGAACAGCGACCCCGATCACCCTGAGTGGCCTGGCGCTGGCGCGGTCGCGCACTACTTGTGGGGGATCAACCCCCTCGACCCTCAACCGGCTCGCAGGTTCTATGAATCGCAGGCAGACAAGATCAAAGACGAAAGAGGCACCATGGAAACCGTTGAGACTCGACAGATGCAGGTTCACGATCTGGAGCTGCGTCAAAAGGGATCAAGCAACACGTTCAAGGGTTACGCGGCTGTGTTCAACAGCGACAGCGAGCCGCTGCCTTTCATTGAGCAGATCCGGCCTGGCGCTTTCAAGCGCACCCTGGAGAGCCGCAATCAGATCAAGATGTTCGTGAATCACGATGACACGATGGTGCTCGCGACGACGAGGGCTGGCACGTTGCGTTTGGGTGAGGATGATCGCGGCCTGAGCGTTGAGGCTGATATGCCTGAGACCACTTACAGCAAGGATCTCGCCGTGTTGATGAAGCGCGGCGACGTTGACTCAATGAGTTTCGGTTTCCATGTTCCGTCGGGAACGGATGAGTGGAGCGCCGACGGTCAGCGCCGCTACCTGAACGAGATAGCTCTGCATGAGGTCAGCGTCGTTACTGGCTTCCCAGCGTATGAGGCGACAAGCGCGACCGTTCGCAAGGCGCAGATCCTCGCGCAGCGCACACAGACAGACGCAGAGGCGTTGGCTGACGCGCTGACCGCGTTGGAGGCTGGGAAAGAGTTGAACGACGATCAGGCCGAGTTACTGGTTGACGTGGTTGAACGTCAGCGCGTGAACGCGCCTGAACCAGCAACAGACTCGCTCGATCTCCTGCGGGATAAGTTGGAGTTGCTTGGGAAGTTCTAGCAAGTTGGGGGGTGCATTGGTGCGCCTGCGCGTAAGGCCCCACGAGGGAAACGCGCAGCACGTCGGTTCGATTCCGACCACCTCCACCACGCTGAGTCGCGGAGCCGCGCTCGGTGTTTCCGATAGCGGAGCCGCGTCGGTGTATGTCCTGCGATCCAATCCAAACAAGTTAGGAGTCCACACATGGACTACATCAAGCACCTGCGCGAGGAGCGCGTGGCTGCCTACGAAAAGGCCAAGGAAATCCTTGACCGCGCAGGCTCCGAGGCACGCAACCTTGACGCCGAAGAACGCCAGAGCGTTGATCGTGCGTTCGCCGACATGGACGACCTGAAGGCCCGCGAGAGCGACTTCCGCAGCCTTCAAGACCGCGAGCAGGAGATCGAGGCGGTGACCGAATCTCACGTTGAGGCTCGCACCGTGTCGGCCCCCGTCGTGGAAGCACCGATGGACGACAATGAACTGATCCGCAGCCTCGCCCGTGGAGAGCGTCGCAGCGTCATGTTCGAGCGTCGCGATATCACCAAGGGTTCGACAGGCGCGCCCGTCCCGACCTCGTTCTTTGATCAGGTCGTCAACGTTGCCACGTCGGTCGGCCCCATGCTCCGCACCTCCACCATCCTGAACACTCAGAGTGGTGAAGATCTGGAGATCCCAGCCATGACCGCCTACTCCACCGCCGCGCTCGTCGCGGAGGCTGGCTCAATCGGCGAGTCCGATCCGACCCTGGCAACCACGACCCTCGGCGCGTTCAAGTACGCCTTCCTGGTTCAGGTTTCCAGCGAGCTGCTTGAGGACGCTCACGTAAACATGACCGATCTGCTCGCCACTAACTGTGGTCAGGCAATCGGCGTGAAGGTCAACAGCGAACTGACTGTCGGCAACGGATCATCCAAGCCCAAGGGAATCGTCGCGGCTGCGTCCGCTGGCGTGACCGGCGGCACCGGAGTGTCCGGCAAGTTCACCTACGAGAACCTGATTGACCTCGTTTACGCTGCCGACCCTGCTGCGCGTGCGCTGCCAGGCTTCGGCTTGATGCTCGCGACCTCCGCTGTTGTGGATGCTCGCCTGCTGCAAGACGGTGCGAATCAGTTCATCTTCGCCCCGTCCGCGTCTGACGCGACACCCGATCAGTTGCTCGGGTTCCCGTTGATCGAGAACAACGCTATGGCTGCTGTTGCAACCAGCGCGGTCAGCGCCCTCGCGGGCCACTTCCCGTCGTACTACGTGCGCCAGGCCGGTGGAATCCGCATGGAGCGTTCCGACGACTACGCCTTCGCAAACGGCCTGGTCACCTTCCGCTGCTCGCTGCGGGTTGACGGCGATCTGCCGCAAACCTCGCACGTCAAGAAGTTCGCAGGCGGCGCCTCCTAACCAGGAGCACACAATCGTGGTGAGGGGGCGGGCAATCGCAGGACTCGCCCCCTCATCACACCCCATCAAAAACTTAGGGAGAACGCATGACGCTCTACGCATCCGTGGCGGAAGTCAAAGCCGCGCTGCACATCACCGACACGGTTGATGACTCCCTCATCACAATGGCTGCGACCAGCGCGAGCGCACTCATTGAAGGCTTCTGTGGAAGGCGGTTCGACTCAGCAAGCGCCACCAGGTATTTCACCGCTGACAACGCTTACGTCCTCCAGGTGGATGATCTCGTCAGCGTCACGAGCATCGCGAGCAGCAGCCAGTCAGATGGCACCTACGACGTGACCTGGGCTGCGACCGACTACCAGCTCGAACCGCTGAACGGTTACGCCGACGGCTTGAGTTTCCCAACGACGCGCATCCGCGCAATTGACCGTTACCTGTGGCCTGCGTCAACGAGCATCGGTGGGCTTGAGGCTGACGTGAAGATCGTCGGCACTTGGGGGTTCTCAGCAGTCCCCAGCCAGGTCAACCAGGCAGCGGTCATCCAGTCCATGAGGATCTTCAAAAGATTGGACAGCGTTTTGGGCGTTGCGGGCTTCGGAGATTTCGGCGCTATTCGGGTCAGCAAAGGACTCGACCCCGATGTTGCACAACTCGTCGCTCCGTACGTTCGCTACGTCGGTGTCGCATGACAACATTGAGCGCGTTGCGATCTGGCATCGCCACGAACCTCGCAACCATCAGCGGGCTTCGCACGTCCGCAACAGTCCCCGATGACGTGAATCCTCCTATCGCTGTGGTTGCCCCCCAGGGCATCACGTTCGACACGGCGTTCGCTCGCGGCCTTGACACATACGAGTTCCAAGTTCTCGTGATCGTGGGCCGCGTTGATGAGCGCAGCGCCCAGAACA